CATAAAAATTTCTCCGGAGGGATATTTGACAGATGCTTTTGATTGATTCATCAGCGGTTTCAAATCAAATCGACGTTGTGAACCGATTTCTCCTTTCAAGAGCTCATGTAAAAGTTGGTCGAAACTACTGGTGAATCAACCAAAAGTATTTGTCAAATCCACACAATCAAAGGAGGCGACATGCCAAACTATAACAATTCTATTATGGTCGCTCTTCTTCCCGTTTCTTCTGAGTGGTGTAATATTGACCTACCCCATGTAACTGTTGTCTATGGGGGAGAAGTGACCTCCTCAAAGCCAACTATGTTTAACGAGTTAGCAAAACTAGCATCTCTCGTAGCTAGTATGACTACTGAACTTTTAATGAAAGTAGAGAAGGTAGACATTTTTGGCGATGACGAACGAGTATCAGTTTTGGTTTTGGAAAAGACCAAAGAAATACTTGAGCTCAGAAGAATTTTTGAAAAGTGGGACGACAGTGATTTTACTGTCTTCAGACCACATGCAACAATTGGCCCAGAAGGAAGTGAAATTAATCCGGTGCCGCTTTATTTGGTTTTCGACAGACTCGCTGTAGTCTGGGGAGATCAAATTCTAAGTTTTAGATTAAAACCGTATAAACAAAATTCAACCTAACGAAAGGAGGTGTGCCCAATGAGTGACACCCAGGAAGAGCCAATCCAAGGCAAGCGAAAAACTAAGAAGAAAACTCCTCCTGGAAAAACTGTGGAAGCAAGGGAACGACAATTAATTAGTTTAGCCTACGACGTGGCTGAAAAGCAACTACGTTCTGGCGACATCACATCTCAAATCTTGACTCATTTCTTGAAGATGGGCGCATCTACTGCTGATCTTGAAAGGGAAAAGTTAGAACACGAGACTGCTTTACTAAAAGCTAAAACTGAGGTTTTAAAATCCGAGAAGAACAAAGAAGCTCTGTTCAAAGAAGCCATCCGCGCCTTCAAAGCATACAGTGGTCAGGAGGTGTCCAGTGAAGAATCCGCCGAAACGGATGACTAGGACATATTCCGAACTGATAACCATACCTGACTTCCATAGTCGTTACAGGTATCTGAAACTGTCCGGAGCTGTTGGCGAAAGTACATTCGGTTTTGACCGTTTTATCAACCAAGAATTCTACAGATCCAGAGAATGGAAACGAACTCGAAGAGAGGTTATTCTTCGGGACAATGGTTGCGACATGGGTGTAACAGGTTACGAAATTTATGACCGGATAATAGTTCACCATATGAACCCAATTCGAGAAGAAGACATTGTTCATCATAATCTCGAAGCAATCATGAACCCGGAATACCTGATTTGCATCAGCCACATGACACATCAGGCTATTCACTTTGGATCAGAGAATCTTCTTCCACAGCTTCCAGTAATACGAAGAAAAGGCGACACTAAATTATGGTAAGGAGGTCCAATGGACGAAAAAATTCTAACAGATGTTAAATCTCAATTAAACATCCCATCGGACACAACTGCGTTTGATCTGGACATCATAACTGCTATCAATACCGCATTTATGGTCTTGCATCAACTCGGTCTGGGTCCAACCGAACCATTTGCGATCGAGGATGATACTGCTGTTTGGGCTGGTTTCATGACCGATATCGCCAAGTATAACGGCGTAAAGATGTACGTCTATCAAAAGGTTCGTTTGTCGTTCGATCCCCCTACGACAGCTCATCTGCTATCCTCTCTCAGGGAGCAGGTAGAAGAATTGGAATATAGGTTGCGGGATCTGTACGCATACAATAATCCCCCAGTAGAGGAGGTAGTCCCATGAACGATTTATTTCACTGGGGTATACCAGGAATGAAATGGGGAGTACGGCGCGCTAATCGTAGTGCCGCAGGCCAGGCTCGCCAGAGTGAAGATCACAAGACTGTAGCTGGGTTGAGAAAGAAGAAAGTTAGTGAGATGAGCAATGACGAATTGAGGAAGCTCACCACAAGACTTCAACTCGAGAAACAGTTAAAAGATCTATCAGCATCAGATACTGGACCTGGTAAGAAGTTCGTTACTGAGGTCCTGTCAAATGCTGGTAAGCAATTGGCGTCAAAATACGTTGCGAGTGCAGTTGAAAAAGGGCTTCCCGAATTGCTCAAACTGATTCAAAACGTTAACAAGTAGAAAGTCCTGAAAAACTATGACACTATCAAATACTGCCACCCCAAAGTATTATGGGTTATTTAGAGATAGTGTCCTTAGAGGTGAAGTTCCTGTCTGTAGAGAGATATCAATGGAGATGAATCGAATCGATGCTCTTATTGACGATCCAAATTTCTATTACGACGACCAAGCAGTCGAGGGTTTTATACTCTTTTGTGAAGAAGAGTGCACCTTAACTGACGGTTCGGATCTTCATCTCTTAGACACTTTCAAGCTGTGGGCCGAACAACTTTTGGGTTGGTTTTATTTCGTTGATAGATACATATACCAACCCAGTCCAGATAATCACGGTGGTTCTTATGTACTTAAACGTATTAAAAAGCGTTTGGTAAATAAGCAGTATTTAATAGTTGCTCGTGGAGCAGCAAAATCACTTTACGAGTCGCTTATTCAGAACTATTTTCTCACAATAGATCCTAGCACAACCCACCAAATCACAACAGCACCAACCATGAAACAAGCCGAAGAAGTCATATCTCCAATTAAGACTTCGATCGTTCGCGCGCGAGGACCATTGTTTAAATTCTTGACAGATGGTTCCGTTCATAATACATCTGGCTCTAGAGCAAATAGAGCTCAACTAGCATCTACCAAAAAGGGAATTGAAAACTTCCTGACTGGTTCGATATTAGAAATCAGACCAATGTCGATCGATAAATTACAGGGTCTGAGATGTAAGGTTGCTACTGTTGATGAGTGGTTATCTGGTGACCTCCGCGAAGACGTAGTAGGTGCCATCGAACAAGGCGCTTCAAAGATTGATGACTACGTTATTTTGGGGGTTAGTTCTGAAGGAACTGTCCGAAACAGTAGTGGTGACACTATTAAATTGGAGCTATTAGACATATTAAAGGGAGAGTACGTCAACCCTCACGTCTCTATATTTTACTATAGATTAGACGATGTGTCTGAAGTAGCAAAACCTGAACTCTGGTTAAAGGCCCAGCCGAATTTAGGAAAGACAGTCTCCTATGAAGTATATCAACAAGATGTTGAACGAGCAGAGAATGCACCAGCTACTAGAAACGATATTCTAGCAAAGCGTTTTGGTATACCTATGGAAGGTTTCACTTATTTCTTTAGCTATGAGGAAACAATACCTCATAAGAAGAGAGATTACTGGAACATGGTATGTGCTTTGGGTGCTGATCTTTCACAAGGTGACGATTTCTGTGCCTTTGATTTCCTATTCCCTCTCCCACGAGGTGGATTTGGAGTAAAGGTACGTTCGTACATTACCGAAGATACTCTTATGAAGTTACCATCTGCGATGCGTATAAAGTATGACGAATTCTTAGCAGAAGGAACACTTCAAGTTATGCCTGGAACGGTTCTCGATATTCCTGGTCAGGTCTATGATGATCTCGAGGCGCATATTGAAAAGATGGGGTATGATGTTCGAGCCTTTGGTTTCGATCCATACAACGCCAAAGAATTTGTCGCTCGTTGGGAGCAAGAGAATGGGCCATATTATATCGAGAAAGTTATTCAGGGAGCTAAGACGGAATCAGTGCCACTTGGAGAGTTGAAGAAATTATCTGAAGCTGGCTTATTGCATTTCGACGAAGAGTTAATGTCGTTTACTATGGGTAATGCTATAACCATGGAAGACACAAACGGTAATAGAAAGTTGATGAAGAAACGATACGATCAAAAAATAGACAATGTTGCCGCACTAATGGACGCATATGTCGCATACAAAGCGCACAAAGACGCTTTTGAATAGGAGGTTTAAAAAGTATGGACCATACCAAACCAATTGTTCATTCTGGTGTTCTCGGTATGAAATGGGGTGTTCGTAAACAATACTCCTTTGCCAGTAAAAAACACAGAAAAGCTGCCGAGAACAATGCAGAGGTTTTGGCAAAGATGTCTGGTAGACGGATCAAAGATCCGAAAAAGATGACTGATGACGAACTGCATAAAAAACTCAGTTTTCTTATTAAATACTATAACAAGCCAGCTCCAAGTGAAGTCGCGATCAGAGCAGCGACTCTTTTCGCAGCATCATATGCCATGTACAAACTTCCAGATGTAATAAATTTTGTAGCATGGAATACTGGTAAAATAGTATCAACCAGTCCATTGAAGTAAAACCATTCAAAATTTACAAGGAAGGAGGATGCCTGTGGCCGAAAATAATTTTCTATCCAGGTTGAGAAACGCTTTCAACGTATTTCGATACGGACAAGAACTTCGAGCTGATGGGCCAGAGCATTCTATCCCGAGACATCGTTCGACATTGAAATACGGAAATGAAAGATCGTTAGTTGGAGCTATTTACAACAGAATATCGTTGGGCGTAGCCAGCTTAACCTTTCGTCATTGCCGTGTTAATGATGACGATATGTATGTTGAGACCATTGAATCTGGTTTGAACAGATGTCTCACGGTAGAAGCAAATGTCGATCAATCATTTCGGGCATTCATGCAAGATGTGGTTATTTCGATGCTGGACGAAGGCGTTGTAGCCATTGTTCCGACCGATACGTCAGTCAGTTTAAGTTCTAATGGTGTTTTCGATGTACTGACGCTTCGAACAGGCAAGATCATTGGATGGAAACCTTTCCACGTTCGTATTCGTTTGTACAACGAACAGAGAGGTGATACAGACGAGATCACTTTGCCCAAATCTCAAGTAGCAATTGTTGAGAATCCTTTCTACTCAGTAATGAACGAGAAGAATTCGGTACTCAAACGATTGATTACAAAACTAAATTTGCTAGATGTTGTGGACGAACAAAGTAGTTCTGGCAAATTAGACATGATCATTCAGTTACCTTACGCTGTGAAGTCTGATGCGCGTAAGAAACAAGCAGAAGAACGTCGACAAGCCATGGAAGATCAATTGAAGAATTCCAAGTATGGTGTCGCGTATTCTGATGCTAATGAAAAAGTAATCCAGCTGAACAGAGCTGCGCAGAACAATCTAATGGAGCAAGTGGAAAAACTAACGAGTATGCTTTACGGCCAGTTAGGTATTTCAGAAGCAATATTGGATGGAACTGCTAAGGAAAACGAGCTGGTTACCTTCTTCAATCACACTATCGAACCTATTGTGATGGCTATTACGGCTGAAATGCGAAGAAAGTTCCTATCTAAAACTGCTATCTCTCAGAAGCAGACAATCAAACACTTCAGGAGCTTACTCAGCATTGTTTCCCCGACTACGTTGGCTGATACAGCTGATAAGTTGACGAGAAACGAGATTGTATCGCCGAACGACATCCGTGCTCTAGTCGGATTGTTGCCAAGTAAGGCTGCTGGTGCTGATGAGTTGAGAAATCGAAACATTGCTCAACCGAAAGAAGATGTAGCACCAACTAATCCGCCGACTGAATCTCCAATCGATGTAATAAGTGAGATTCGACAAATTCAGAACAAGGAGTAATTTCAAAATGGCAGTAAATACTTACGATTTCGCAGGCTGGGCGACGAAGGTTAATGTCGTTTGCACAGACGGTCGAACCATCGCAAAAGATGCCTTCAAACACATGGACGGGAAACGGGTTCCTTTGGTCTGGCAACATCTCCATAACGAACCTGCCAACATTCTCGGCCACGCGATCCTTGAACATCGTGACGATGGTGTGTATGCATATTGTGTCTTCAATGATGGTGCGCCTGCTCAGCAAGCTCGCCAGGTTGTTGCGCACAAGGATATTGAAGCGTTGTCGATCTACGCCAATGGGCTCGTTGAGAAGAGCAAGATCGTCCACAAAGGCAATATCCGTGAAGTAAGTCTTGTCCTCGCTGGTGCCAATCCTGGCGCCCTCATTGATTATTTGAACTTCGCGCATAACGATGGTTCAGATGCCTCCATCTCCGAAGATGAAGCGATCATCACGATGGATCTGGGTATCGATTTCCCAGAGGTCAAACATGCTGATGGCGAGAAGAAAGAAGAAGCCGTTATCGAACATGCGG